TTAAGAACTCAAGCCGATATTGATTTCATGAACGCAGCAGCAGAAGATGCAGCTCAAAACATGAAAATTGCTATCGAGCAAGATGTCTTTGGAAACATCGCTTCAGGATCATCTCTATCAGATGTAAATAGTGCAGGTAGTGGAACTACTGCTTCTAACATCTTAGGGCTTATCTTGGATGCTGGTAAATCACTAGACCAAAATAATATTCCAGAAACTGAAAGGTTCTTAATTATTGACCCAGCAACTGCTGCGATCATCAAAAATTCAGACCTTAAACAAGCATACCTAACAGGTGATGCTGAGTCTCCATTAAGAAACGGTAACATTGGAATGATCGATAGATTTAATGTCTATGTGACTAACAATTTAACTGTTGCTAGTGGAGTAACTTCTGGATTCTTTGGGCACCCTAAAGCTGTAGCGTATGCTTCTCAAATGACTAACACTGAAACTGTAAGACTTGAGTCTTCATTCGGTGATGGCGTTAGAGGTTTAGCTGTTTACGGTTACAAGGTTGTTGTTCCAACAGCAATTGGCGAAATTAAGTTAAACTCTTAATTAACCTTATGGGGGAGCTTCGGCTCCCCACCTTTTTGTGATACATTAAATAATAAAAGGAGTCCACATGAAGAAAGACGAATTAGTACAACATGCTAAAGAAGAGTTTGGTGTTGAACTAGATAAAAAACAAAAGCTCTCAGATCTTGAGGCACAGGTTGAAGTATTAGAAAAAAAGAAACCTGTTAAAGAAACAAAAAAATCATCAGGCAAAAAAAATCCAATCGCATCTAAAGGCGAATTTGGTAAAGTAGTTCCATGGAGCCCTATGCACAGAGAGGAATACTGGACATTTATTTATGATGAAAGATCTCTTTCAGACGAAGAGAAAAAACAACTAGGACTCTAACATGGCAACGGTGAAGGTCATTGATGTCATTGATAAGGCAGAAGAGATCTTACAAGACAACTCTAATGTCAGATGGTCGCAACAAACTCTCCTTGATTATTTAAACGATGCTCAAAGAGAAATTGTTTTATTTAGACCTGATGCAAGCACAACCAATGCATCCTTTACTTTAGCTCAAACAGCAAAACAAGCACTCCCAACAGGAGGCTTAAGACTCTTAGATGTTTATAAAAATCTAAGCCCAAACAAAACCCCCGTCACCATAATCGAGAGAAAGGTCTTAGATGACCAAGTGGATGATTGGTATTCCTCTACAGGACTAGCGGTAGAACATTATGTTTATAACCCGGTAGACCCAAAAAACTTTTATGTGTATCCCCATCCTTCAGGTGGAGGACATACAATTGAAATAATTTTTAGTTCATCTCCGTCAGAAATTACCATCAGTAATTTTTCTACAGATACTGATGTAATAGGCTTGGATGATACTTACGCTAATGCTATCTTAGACTATATGCTTTATAGGGCATATCAGAAAGATTCTGAGTTTGCAGGTGACTTACAAAAGTCATCCTCATACTATGCAGCTTTCCAGAATGCTTTAGGCATTAAAACTCAGGCAGATGCCGGATCACAACCTAGACCAGCAACTCCTGCACAGGACACATAATAGATGGCAGTATCAAAGAAATTAGAAACTTTAGTACCGAAGGTAAGGAGAGAAGCTCCTAACTGTCCTAAATTTATTATTATTGACGAGTTAAGAAACACACTTATAGATTTCTGTATTAACACTGATATTTATATGCAAGAGCTCTCACCTTTTATTGTGGCAGCAAATGTAAATGAATATAGTTCTAGTGACTTAGATATCCCACCGGGAGCAGAGCTTAACCACATCATTGATATATTTAGATCAAGATCTGATAGCTCAATTACAATCACATCACAAAAAACGCTAGAGCCAATTGAACCAAAAGCACAGATAGGTTCTCAATCCATATTTAATGTTTATGGTAAAGGTAAGGTTCAGTATTACACTCAGAAAGATCAAGAAACAATTTTGGTTGCCCCAACACCCGAAGCAACAGAAACCCTTTATGCTCTTTACAGCTTAAAGCCAACCCAGTCATCTACAACAATTCCAAGCATCATTGCTAACGAATATCAGGAAACTATTGTTCATGGTGTTTTATATAGATTACAAATGATGAAGGATTGCCCTTGGACTGATTTACAGTCTGCGGATCTTAACAAAAGGATGTATGATAAGGGAGAGGCTCTGGCAGTAAGAAAAACAAAATACGGAAATGTTGGAGCTAACTTAACTGTTAAATATCAGGAGTTTGGTTACTAATGGCATATTCAGCAAATTTAAAATTAGTTGTGGGCGACACTCTACCTGAACTTACTATTACACTTAAGGATTCAAATACTGCTGCAAGCGGACAAACTTTGGATCCAGAAGATGCGGATACTTTTGCACCGATTGATATTACAAGCGGAACAGTAAGACTAAGAATCAGAGAGATTGGAACAACTACAGTATTAAAAACAATTACTTGCACAATTACCGATGCAACAAATGGTAAATGTACTATGGTATTCCCAAGTGATACTTTCACAGCAGCCGGACTTTATGAGGGTGAGGTTGAATTTACAAAGTCAGATGGGAATATTCAAACAGTTAATGATTTAATTAAATTTACAGTAAGAGATGATTTTGACTAATGGCACTGAAAATATCAGTATCATTTTCGCAACTGCACATGACTGTCAGCAGTCAGCAGATTGCATCTCTAAATTTATCAGCTAATACTTCCACACTTTTAGATTTCATAGATCTGCAAACTTCTTTGCAGTTTGTCAATCTTGTACTTGCGGATGTAAGACTTGATCCTGATAGTAAGAACCTTTTCTTTGTTGGCGATAGTGCAAATGCATTAAGCATCTCACTTACAGATTCACCCGCACTTTCATTCTCAACTTCTAAAACTGACACCTTGTCAATTTCTGAGGAAGCAGCATTAGCATTCAGTTCTTCACAATCAGATACAGTTGGGATAACAGAAAGTCTTTCAAGGGTTATGTCCTTTGTAAGAGCTTTTACTGAAACACCTTCATTAACCGATGCACCTGCACTTAGTTTAACAACAGGGAAAAGTGATACCTTTAGCATTGCAGATTCTCCCTCGCTTGGTATCGAGCCTGCAAAAAGTGATACTTTGTCATTTACTGATTCAGAAGTTTTAAGCGTTGATCCAGCTAAGAGTGAAACCTTATCTGTCTCTGATTCACCTGCCTTATCTTCAAGCATTCCACAATCAGACTCTACATCAATATCAGAATCTGATGTAAAAGATATAGGTAAAGCAGTTGATGATTCATCAGGCACAACAACCACCAAAACCTACACTGTAACTGTTGCATCGGCTACTAACCCCTATGGATCTGGCAACAAGTATCATATTGATGGTTTATCAAGCCCGGGTCTTATATTAAACTCAGGATTTACATATACCTTTGATCAATCAGATTCAAGCAACTCAGGGCATCCTTTAAGATTTTCAACTACAGCAAATGGATCTCATAATTCAGGATCTGAATATACTACTAATGTAACAACAAACGGAACCCCGGGATCTTCTGGTGCTTACACAAGAATTGTGGTTTCTGATTCAACTCCGGACCTTCATTATTATTGCACAAACCACAGTGGTATGGGTGCAGAAACATCAATGCAAGACTCTGGAGACACTACCTTTGCAGTTACTGTAGCTTCAGGTGTAAATAATTATGGATCTGGAAATAAATATTACATTGATGGAGTTGTTTCTCCGTTGGTGCATTTAGTTTCTGGAAACACTTATACCTTTGATACTTCTGACTCTAGTAATTCAGGACACCCTTTTAGGTTTAGTGAAACAGCAAACGGATCTCATAATAGTGGCAGTCAATACACTACAGGTGTAACAGTTAATGGCACATCAGGATCTAGTGGTGCATACACACAAATACAGATAACAAATAATACAGCGACAACTCTTTTTTATTATTGCACAAACCATAGTGGCATGGGGGGAGAAGTAAATTCTTCATTGCTTGGCGACTTCACAATGTTAGAGTCACTTGCTAGAGTTGTTACTTACACTAGAGCTTTTAGTGATGCGTATACCTTAGATGATGTTGCAAGCCCCTCCGATGATTTAAGAACTGACTTTGGTATTAATAAGGGTAATATTATTAGCATTTCAGAGTCCTTGGATTATGCCTTCTCAACATCGCAATCAGATACCGCATCTTTATCAGATAGCCCTAGTATAGAATTTGTTACTTCCTTCGCTGATTCAGTAACCATGAGTGAAGTTTTGGTTTCTGGTGCGGGGAGCATCTTCACGGATAGCTCTTCCTTATCAGACCAAGAAGTGATATCTTTTTCAAAAGCCTTGTCTGACAGTGCTACCATTACTGAATCCATAAATGTGGTATTAATTTCAGGTTCAAGCAGTGTTCTAAATACAAGTGCTTTAAACACAAGCGTATTAAATTAGGAGATTTAAATGATAAACGATGGTTTTAAACTTACAGGTAAGTTAAAAATTGCTCTTAATGGAGAAACTGTTCAGGAAGTTGACAACCTTGTTGTTACTGATGGCAAGGAATATGTTGCTTCCAGAATGAAAGATGCTACCGCAACAGCTATGTCGCACATGGCTATTGGTAGTGGTTCTACCGCAGCCGCAGCTGGTAATTCCTCTTTAGGAACCGAACTAGGTCGTGTTGCATTAACTAGCACTGCTGTTTCAGGTGCTGTTGTAACTTACACAGCAACATTTGCAGCAGGCACAGGTACAGGTGCTGTAACCGAAGCAGGTATTTTAAATGCCTCTTCTTCTGGTGACTTGCTTTGTAGAACTGTTTTTTCAGTAGTAAATAAGGGTGCATCTGACTCAATGACAATTACTTGGACTGTAACAGTTAGTTAATTTTTAAGGAGTTAGCTAATGGCTGTTAAGTTCACCAACAACGCAGCAACAACTCTTGCCGCAGGGATAAACAGTAGTGCTACTAGCATTTCCGTTACTGACGGATCTGTTTTTCCGTCATTAAGTTCAGGGGAACATTTTTACTGTACCTTTGACGATACTACTAACACAGAGATTGTTAAGGTCACAGCAAGAAGTGGAAACACACTTACTGTTGTTAGGGGGCAAGATGATACAACTGCAAGGGCGTTCAGTTCTGGAGATAAGGCAGAGCTAAGAGTAGTTGCGGCTTTACTAGAAGATGTAAAGACCGAAGTTACATCTACACTAAGCGTTGATACATTCACAGGTGATGGAACTAGTGCTGCATTTACACTAAGCCAAGCACCTTCAAGCGAAGACAATTTAATTGTATTTATAGAAGGCGTTTATCAAAATCCCGGAGATTTTACTTTATCAGGAACCACGCTTACCTTAGATGCTGTACCTCCTAACACACGCAAAGTAGTTGCTTACCATGTAAGTGCAGCAGTTTCAGGTAATAACCTCAACCACGATCAATTTACATATAGTGCAGGTAATGCACCACAATTTACGCTAAGTATTGCACCTATCCATGAAAACAATACACAGGTCTTTATTGATGGTGTATATCAACAAAAAGATAGCTATGCAGTTTCAGGCTCTACGCTTACGCTAGATGCAAGTCCTGCTAATGGTGCGACAGTAGAGGTCATGACCTTTACACAAACTGATGTTAATACTTTACCTGCATCATTTGTTTCAGGACTTACACAAGTTACAGCAGTAGGAGCAGATCACTTTATGATCTTTGATGCAACAGACAATGCATTGAAAAAATCTTTAGTGTCTGATGTTTTAGAATCAGCTACCTCAATCAGCACAAGTGCTGATGCCACAGCGATTACCATTGACTCAAGCGAAAATGTAACCTTTACTAACAATGTAATTATTCCCGCAGATCTAACAGTTGATACATCAACACTTAAAGTAGATTCTACAAATAATAGAGTAGGTATTGGCACTACAAGTCCAAATGCAAGACTTGTTGTATCTGATAGCGGTGATTCACCTGTAAGATTTATAAGCTCAGGACAAGCAACAAACTATTTTGAACTAGCTAATACAGGTGGTTCTGCAATGGTTTTTTCAAATAATAATGATTTAGTTTTTGGTACTTCAAATAGTCCTACAGAACGCATGAGGATTAATAGCTCAGGAAATGTAGGTATTGGAAATACAAATCCTAATGGCTTTAGATTATATGTTGATTCTTCATCTACAGGTAAAGGTTTGTTTGTTGATGCTCAAGATGGTGGTTCTACAGCATTAGGTTTTTCAGGTGATGGAACATCAACAGTAGCATCATTTACTACACACGATGGAAAAATTTACATTGGCTCAGAAAATAGTGGTGGCACAGGCTCTAATGGAGAATTAAGAATAGAACCTTCTACTAGTGAACGCATGAGGATTTTAAGTTATGGAACTGTAGCTATAAATTGTACTGGTCCTGCAATAAGTACATCTACTGCACTTGCAGTTTTGGGTTCAGGAACTCAAGAATCAGTAGCCATAGAATGTAGAAAAACATCAGCTACAACATCTAGCTCTCAAAGATTTATAAGATTTTTTGCAAATGATGGCTCAACAAGCATGGGTGGTATTGTGGGTAATGGTTCTTCTAATGTGCAATTTGCTTCAATATCAGATGAGAGGTTGAAAGAAAATATTAAGCCACTTACAGGCTCACTAGAAAAAGTCTTAGCCTTAAATCCAGTTTCATTTGATTGGAAAGATAGTGGAGAACATGTTGAAGCAGGTTTTGTAGCTCAAGAAGTAGAAAAAGTTTTACCTGAATATGTAACTACTGACGAGGAAGAAGAAGATAAATTAAAAGGTTTAACAGGTGGTATGACATCAGGTTATGTTTCCTTATTAACCAAAGCAATACAAGAACTAAAAGCTGATAATGATGCTCTTAGAGCAAGAATAGAAACATTGGAGAACGCATAAGATGGCAAACACTAAAATACCAAGCGAGTTATCAAGTACCCCTAGTATTTCAGATAGTGGTACAGCTAATGCTATAACCATTACTTCAGGTAATGTGGTTCAGACAAATAGAGCAATACAGTCTACTCACAATCAAGCTATAAGAATTAATGGTTATGGAACATTAGGGCAAACATCTTCAGGGCAGATGACTGTACTTGGTCATAATGTAGAAACTTCATCTTCTGTTGCTAATACATTAACTACTATAAATGGTAGTTGGCATGGTCATGCAATAAGAATGTATTATGACGAAGGTATATCTTTTCACACTACAGACTCTACTGTGAATGCAGGCACTACTATATTTGGTAGTGGCACAAATCCATATGAGAGAATGAGATTAAAAGCAGATGGTACAGGTCTATGGATAGGTGATACCGCAGCAAACTCAGGCAAGGTAGGCAGATTGCAACTAACAGGAAGAGGTGATTCATCTTCAGGAGAAGTACATGTTGGCAGCATTTATGCTCATCATGCAAACGCTGATTATTTAGCTGCAAGAATAAAGTTTGATGCATCATCAACAGTAGGAAATATACAGTTTTTAACCTCTACAGGCGGTTCTCTAAGTACAGCTATGAAGATACAAAATGATGGTGATGTTTCTATTGGTACAACTTCAAATAGCTCACAACTTCATGTGGTTAGTGATCAAGAAGCTATTTGTACTTTTGAAGGCAGTAATAGCACAGGTGTTGTTATCAACAGTTATAGTGGTGTTTGTTCAATCATTGGCTATGACAGAGGTGCAGGTGCATATAATGACTTAGAGATAAGAGGATCATCAGGTGATAGCGGTGTTTTATATTTTGATGGTAGTACAAATAGAATTGGCTTAGGTCTAACTAATCCTACCAATAAATTCCACATAAAAGGCTCAGGCGGTGAATATGTTTTTTATTGCGAAAATGGTAATGGTAACTTCAAACAATCGCATGGCAATAGCTCATTTTGTCATTTCTACCAAAGTGGTGCGTCGTCAGGTTTTTATTTTGGAAGTGCTTGTCAGGCTAATGGTGGATTTTCAACATATTCAGATGAAAGGCTAAAAGAAGACATTACAACTATTGATGGAGCTTTAGATAAAGTTGCACTAATGAATGGCGTATCTTTTACTTGGAAAGATAAAGAAAAGAGAGGTGAAGGTAAACAGTTTGGTGTAACAGCACAAAATATGTTGGAAGTAGATAGTGAACTACCAAAACTTGTAGAAGATGCAGATGCAACAAATGAAGAAATTGAAAATAAAGATATAGATACACAATATTATTCAATGGATTACTCAAGGCTTACCCCATTTTTTATTGAAGCAATCAAAGAACTTAAAACAAAACTTGAAGCAGCAGAAGCAAGGATTACAGAACTAGAGGGATAATATGGCAAACACTAAAGTTACATCAAGAGTTATAGCAGACGATGCGGTAACCACCGCAGCGATTGCAGATGATGCAATAACCGCAGCTTTAATTGCTGACAACGCAGTAGGAGTTGCTGCACTTAGTGCATCTAATCCTAGTAATGGTCAAGCTCTTACTTATGTGGCATCAAGTAATGATCTGCAATGGGCTACTATTTCAGGTGGTGTAGCAGGTATCAGTTCAAGTGCTGATGCGACAGCAATAACAATTACAAGCAATGAAAATGTTGGTATTGGTATTACAGACCCAGATTCTTATGTAACTGATGCAGGTAGTTTAGCTATATCAGGACAAATAAGAGTACAGGGAGTTACAAATTCAGCATCAGTACCTATTATTGGTTTAAGAGATAATAATTCAGGTTTCTTTGCTCCTGCAGATAATGCTATTGGATTTTCTACTGCTGCAACAGAAAGACTTAGACTTGATACAAATGGTAATTTAATCCATGAATATGGAAGTTACAAAGTTGGCGACCCTGATAGTGAATCAGAAAATTTTGGGACTGTTGCTAACAATACTGTAAATACCGCATACTCTAACATTGATAGCAATATTACTAATAATGGTGTTTATTGGTTAAATTATAACAGTAAGAAATTTAGAGCTTATGTAAGAGTTAATTGGATGCAGGGCAGAAATTGGGTACTTGCAGCTAAGTTTTACAACTTTAATGACATGACTTCAGGCAACCCTCTTTGGGAAAATGATACTTCACATAATGAAGGAGATTTTGATATTTACAGTGGTAATTGGTCTAAGTATGGACAAGTTTGGAGATATTTCTCTTTTAATAGATTAGCAATGCAAATGGGAGATCGTGTAGCACCTATCATGCAATTTAACTCTAATCAAACTTTGTATGGTGCTTTTAGTGGTGGTAGAGCAGCAAATGGGGGTGGCGTTACAGCAGACAGCACAGACCCACAAATAGCAGATAATGCTACTTATCATAATATGTCTCCTAAAATCGGTCCAACCTTTACTGATTTAGGTGGAGCAGAGGAAGTCATGCAATCTTATGGATTAAATAAGTGGGCTGCTGCTTCAACAAACTCAACTTCAGCAAATAATCAAAGTACAAGAAGTAAGACAGGCACAGTAAAAGGGCATCAATTAACTGTTGAAGAGTCACATGCAACTGTGAGTGGATTATCTTCAGAAGGATATGCAGGTGCATGGATAGGTTGTCCTTTAGATAATCAGGCTTTTACTTTTGGGGGTGATACTTCAAATGCTGGAGCTGATTCAGGCTTTGGTTTAGGTGGAGGATGCGGTAATAGTGCTAGGACATGGACTTCAGGTATAGCAGAGTGGGCAAGAGGAAGTGAAGTTGCTAATTATTTACCTGCTTATATTTGGTTAAGTATAGATTAGGAAATTGATATGAGTATTGTATGGGAAGATGTTAAGGCAGAATCAATAGAAGCCATAAATGAGATTGTAGATAATGGTGCAGAAACAACATCTACTGTTATTGTTGGCGAACATGGTTTAAGTGAAGCAAAGTTAAACAGCATAGATTGGAATGAGCTATGCAGTTTTTATTTACAAAATTATAAACTTGCATGTAATGAACTTGATGAAGATGAAGATAGTGCATTAGTTAGCAAGGCAGAAACTTTTATAGGATAGATAATGGCAAACACTAAAGTTACAGCAAATGATTCTGTTAGTTTAATAAATGATATTAATACTAATGGTGGTAATTCAGAATATATACCAAGTGGTTTATCACAAGAAGAAATCAATGATACTGTTCAGCGTAATGTTGACCATTTAGAGATTATCTTAGCTTACGATGGTGAAAATGATACACCTAATGTAGTTGGGTCATCTAACAGCAAAAAGACATCTTGCTCTGATGCTATAACAACAGGTAAAGCATATATCGCAAGCAATTCATAATATGGTAGACTAATATTTTTTATATAGGAGAAATCTATGGCAGATGCTAATAAAGACGAGAGAACGCTTGTTATTGATGACAAAACTTACAACGTAAGTGATTTCAACGAAGAACAAGTGCAAATGTATAACAAACTTGCTGTAATTGATGGTTTATTAGCCAACAACAATGATGCTTTAATTAAGCAAAGTGTTTTGGTTGAAGGCTTACAAAAACAGAAAGCTGAACAGTTTGCACTATTGCAAGGTACTTTAGATGCAAAAGAAGAAGAGCCAAAAGACGAAGGAAATAGCAAAAAATCCAACTAACGTCAGTGCTTTAGAGTTGCACGAACAGATTTGTGCAATTCGTTATGAAAACATAGAAAAACGCATGGAGTCAGGCTCTAAGCGATTTATTCGTATGGAAGGCATGATTATTGGCTTGTACGGTACGATCATCGGTATCTACATATTAGAGAGGTTATTCTAATGGCAGGACTTACAATCACAACTGAGCCAACACAAGAGCCAGTAACCCTACAAGAAGTAAAAGAATACTTACGCATAGAAGATTCCACAGACGAAAGATTGCTTAGACCATTTATAGAAACTGCAAGACGTTTTGCAGAAGAACATATGGGTAGAACGCTTATGCAGACTACTTACACTATGTTTGTTGATGCCTATGATGAAATGTCAGACCCTTTGTGGGAAGGTGTCAAAACTGGTCCATACCTCAACTACTACAAGAATTACATCATTTTACCAAGACCACCTGTGACTTCTGTAACGTCTGTAAGTACGTTTAATGACTCAGATACAGAAACCACAATGGCAGCTTCTAAGTATTACGTAGACAGTGCGAGAGAGCCTGCAAGGATAGTACTTAGACAAGGTGAAACATTCCCCACAGCATTGCGAGTAGCCAATGCGATTAAAGTAGTTTATGTTGCAGGGTATTCAAGCCAATATAGTATTCCTGAACCTATCCGAATGGGTATCTTGCAACATATCGCTTATATGTATGAGCATAGGGGTGATATGTATGAAAAATCAGCACCGATACCACCTTTACTCAAATCTTTATACGCACCATACGTAGTTCATAAAGCACTAGGTACATCTAGCTTACTAGCGGTAGGATAATGGCTACCAGTATTGGCAGAATGCGACACAAGGTAAAGTTGCAAAAGCCAACCTCAACACGTGATGCAGGGGGTGGTGTATCCCAAACCTATACAACCTTAAAAGAACTGTGGGCAGATATAAAGCCAGTTTCAGGCTCAGAGAAGTACAGACAAGGGAAGGTGCAAGAAAGTGTCACACATGAGATTACAATACGCTACAG